AGATTTAAAATAGGTCCGCATACATTTGTTAGAGGCCCCGGAGAATTTAGATTTACAGGAAATGTAGGAGCATTAGGCATAGACCATATGGACTTACATAAAATTATAGCTGTTAAAGAAGAAAAAGACCCAAGCACTTACGATTATAAAACAAAAACAGGGGATAAGATACTTACTTATGGTAATGGTATAGCAGGTGGTTACAGACTTGATGGCTATCACGTAGACAATATGGGAAGACTTGCATCAGCGGCAACAGGGCAAAGTGCTGAGTTTGTTGAGGTTGCTAACAAATATTTTAATGGAAATGAAGCTATTGCACGAGAGTGGTTAGCTTCAACGGCACAGTTTAGAGACAAAGGAAACTTTTTTACCCTCAACCCACAGAATCAATACAGTCAAGAAATAAAAGATCAAATGATGGCTAACTTTATAGATTTTCAACAAAAGGCAGGTGGACAACAATCTAATACTGGTGATACTGATTTCTTTAATACTGCAGATGATGATGTAAATCAAAGTGATTTTACTGGAACTGATTTTACTGGCATGAGAATGTATGACCCAAATACTCGTCAGTTGCTTACAGCTAATCAGGGGGGAGAAGGAACTACAGAATTATTAGCTAGCTTTATAAGACCAACAGAAACAGGATTACAAACAGGCACAGGTGATCCAGAACCAACATCTAGAATATCAGACGGTATTATTGATTTTACTGATGCTCCTGCTTACACAAGGTTTACAACTTCTCCTAAAATTGGTGTTAATCAGGTTGGTTTTAATAATGCAGGAGTAACTACAGCATCCTTTAACCCCTCTAATATGATTGATATTACAGATGATTTAATAACAACTAAAACAGTTTTAGATGTAGCAGGGGATTTAGACTTTAACCATAAACAGTTTATATTAAATAAAACAAATAGAGTGGGAACAAGTATAGGATCAGCATTAAGAAGTTCTTATGTAAGCGATAGTCAGAAAGATCAAATTATTAAACAACAAGGTGCTGCTGCACAAAATTTTGATCGTGATGAAGACTTAGGCACAGAAAATAGAGGTACACCAATAAATTCTAATTTTAACAGACAAGAAGTAGAGCAAGATGAATTTGCAGGATTTGGAACAAACGAATTTCAAGAGGGTGGTTTTGTAGATCCAACAGTAGATGTGTTTAACAATCCAGATCGATATGGTTTACAAGAGGGTGGGCAACCACAATTAGTAGGTGGTGTCATGCCACAGAATATACCAGAGTCTGAAACAGTTGCAGATGATGTACCTGCAAAATTAAAACCTAATTCATTTGTTGTAAATGGAGCAGCCACTGAAGAAATTATATTAAACCCTGAATCAATAAATGTTGCAGGAGTTCAAGATATAAGAAAGATGATTTTAGATGCGTATTCTTTTTCAAGAGAAAAGGGTATGCAAACAGGACAAGTAGATAGAGGTTTATACGAAAAATCTGTAGATGTTGCTTTGTCAAAAGGTGAATTAGTTATACCACCAGATCTTGTAAATATCATAGGAAAAGATAGGCTTACAAAAATAAATAATAGAGGTAAACGAGAAGTTAGACGAAGGGCAAAAGCTGCACAATGAGTGGATTCTTTAGCACAATAAGGGAAAACTTTTTTAGAAGGGGAGCAGAACCTGATCTGGGAATAAGAAGTGGAAAAGTATTTACAGAAGGTTTTGTTCCAAAAGATTCCTCACAAGATTTAGATATATTAATTGACACTGAAGAAAAAAAAGAACTTATGTCTAAAAGGCCGCAGGGTAAAGTTGAACCAGACTTTGCTGGGTTGGGAGAAGGATTTGGAACAAAGACACGTGAGCTATACCAAGCCATAAACCGTGCTGAATGGGGTGGGCAATATAATACAGAACGTGCAAAGTCTGGTCAGTATTTCTTTAGAACATTTGAAGATCCAACACAAAAAGGTTCAAGTGCATACGGCCCATTACAAATTACAGGTGGGTTATTAGCAAGTAACTTTGGTGATTTAAATCATATCAATACTATGATTGAACAAAGTGAACGAAAGTATGATAGACCACAACCTGCAAAAAAATTTAAAGAAGAATATACTGAAGGTGCAAAAGGAACATTACGAGCTAGATTATCAGACAGAGAAAAAGATTTTGTTGATGCACTACTCAGTCAAGCTAATTTGTTTTTAATATTTGGAAAAGAATCTAAATCAAAAAATAAGGCAATAAAAAGAGATTATGATCCAAAATTTGATTATGGTGGAGAGGGCAACATAAAAGAAACATTTCCAGACTACAAACAACTATATGATAGAATAGGGTACATGTTAATTGATTCAATCTCTAATTCATCAAAAGATACAAGAGATTTTATTAAACAATGGTCAGTAGGAAATAAACCTAATAAAAAACCATCAAAAAGATATATAAAAGACTTTTTTGGAGAAGGATTGTCAGTAAAGGCACTGACAGGATCTGAACCACCAGAAGGTTTTTTACCAGTTTCATCACCTGACAGTGATGTAAAATTCAGTAAGCAACCCTAATAACAGGCACTTACGCAACCGTAGCAGCCACCCATAAGCCATGTGGCACTGCAATAAGGAGAATATAATGGCAAAACAAAAAGGGCATCGAGCCAATAAACCAAATGATAACAAAGGCACTATTAACGATGATAAACTTTACAAAGGCGAATATCGTGAAGAAGTGTACAAAGAAGAAGAGGAAGAGGTAGAAACAAAACAACAGGAAGAACAAGTTGACCCTGCTAAAAAAGAAGAAGCGGCTACTCAACCAATCGGAGAAAGTTTTGTTGAAAACAAGCAAGACCACGACTACAAAAAACGTTATGACGATTTAAAACGTCATTATGATGCAAAAGTAGCTGAGTGGAAAGAAAAAGAAAATAGTAAAAGTTCTTTTGATAGTGTTCCAAAAGATATTCGTATCCCTCAAACAAGAGAAGAATATGAAGACTTGAAAAGCACTAACCCAGAACTGTATAATACTATTGAGTCTTTATCTAACGCTAAAGTCGAAGAGAAACTTAAAAATATAAATAAGGAACTTGATGACTATAAAGGTCGTGCTACACAGTTACAACGAGAGAAAGCATATGAAGAGCTTTTGAGGTTGCAACCTAAGTTTGACAAACTAAAAACAAATGAAAAGTTTTTAGATTGGCTATCAAAACAACCTTCATCTATATCAGATGGCATTTATAAGAATAGCACAGATGCTCAGTGGGCTTCCAGAGTCGTAGATTTATATATGGCAGATACTGGTAAGCCAAAACGAGAAATTGCAAAAGATGATGATGCTGCCGCATCCGTTCAAGCTCCTCAAGCAAGAGAAGTTACAACAGATGGTAAAAATAAAAAAGTATGGAAAGCATCTGAAATCGAAAGAATGAAACCTTGGGATTTTGAAAAGTTTGAAAAAGATATTGATCAAGCAAGAGTCGAAGGTAGAATTGATTTCTCATCCTAAATTTTAACAACTTTTAAGGAGAAAGCTCATGGCTTTTAATAGTGCGTCAGGTCATAATAACCTGCCTAGTGGTAATTTTACACCACAAATATTTAGCCAAAAAGTTTTAAAATTTTTCCGTAGAGCTTCGGTTGTAGAAGATATAACTAATACAGACTACTACGGTGAAATTGAAAACTTTGGCGACACCGTGAAGATTATCAAAGAACCAACACTTACGATTTCATCGTATGCAAGAGGTGCTGTGATTAATCCACAAGATTTGGCTGACGACCAAATCACAATGGTAGTTGATCAAGCAAATGCATTTGCATTTAAGATTGATGACATTGAAGAACGTCATTCACACGTAAACTTTGAAGCGTTAGCGACTTCATCAGGTGCGTTCTCATTAAAGAGAGCCTACGATGCTAGTGTTCTGCAAGTAATGGCAGACGGTGCTGGTATCACTGGTACTAATATTGGTACAGCAGGTTCTCCAGTTGACATTACAGGTTCTGGTAACGAAGACGTTGCTGTAAACTTGTTAATGACAATGGCAAGAGAACTAGATGATAATTCTGTTCCTGAGGAAAACCGTTGGTTCGTAGCACCTCCGATTTTCTATGAAAATGCTTTTAAAGCAGGTGCAAAGTTTGCTGAAGTGCAAGTAACTGGTGACGCTACTACACCTTTACGTAATGGTCTTGTTATGCAAGGCAACATTGCTGGGTTTAATTGTTACAAGTCTACAGCACTTAACAACTCTGGAACTGATGTCGTGACAATCAGTGGACAAGATACAACAAATGACTTTGTTGTTATGGCTGGTCACATGTCATCAACTGCTACAGCTTCGCATATTGCAAAGACAGAAGTTGTACGCTCAACTGAAACCTTTAGTGACATTGTACGTGGTCTTCACGTCTTCGGAAGAAAAGTCCTTAGACCAGAAGCACTTGCAGTTGGTGTCGTTAAAACAGACTAGTAGGGAGGATTAACTTATGGCTACTTATACCGTTACAGGTGCTGTTGCTGGTGTACCATTGGGCATCAAGCCACAGATTATCGAAGTCGTGTTAGACTTCTCTTCAACATCTTTGACTACTTCTGATTCAGTAGAAGTATTTGAAATGAAAGCAAATACATTAGTTCTTATGGCTGGTGTAGAAGTGTTAACCGTAGCATCAACTGGTTCTCCAGTTCTTGACTTAGGTGACGATGCTGATGATGATCTATATGTTGCAGCCTTAGATGGCACTGCTACAGGTCACGAAATCAATAATGCGGCAGGAACAGCAAAACTGTATACTGCGGCAGACACTATCGATTTGATTGCTAATACTGCAACATTCGATGGTAAGGTTCGTGTATTTGCAGTTATTGCAGAATTAGGCACTGCCGAAACTGCAGCAACATTTGCATAATTTATTTGGGGGCAGGGCAACTTGCCCCCTCTTACTATGATATGGGTTCTTCTAATTTTTTTATCTGGCACAGTCCAAGATAGTATCTACTTTGATAATCTAGATACATGTTTAAAGATTGCAAAAAAGATTAGAGATCAAAATTGGAGTCAGTCTTTGGCAGGAGATAAAATTTGGGTCAAAGCTTACTGTGTTCCTCAGAAAGTTGAATGATGCCATTAAAAAAAGGTAAAAGTCAAAAAACAATTGGTAAAAATATTCGTATGCTTAAAAAAGAAGGGCGACCTCAAAAACAAGCAATAGCTATAGCATTATCAAAAGCAGGTAAAAATGGCAAGAAAACCAGATAAACAACCACCACGAACAAAAAAATATTATCGATCCACTAAGTCTGGTGCAGGTATGACTAAGGCAGGTGTGGCGAAATACAGACGAGATAATCCCGGAAGTAAACTTAAAACAGCCGTTACAGGTAAAGTTAAAAAGGGAAGTAAGGATGCCAAGCGTAGGAAATCATACTGTGCTAGATCTGCAGGACAGATGAAAAAGTTTCCTAAGGCGGCGAAAGACCCCAACAGCAGATTAAGACAAGCTAGAAGACGATGGAGATGTTAAATGGCGAGTAAACCTGATTATATAGACATTGATAAAGATGGTAATAAAACAGAATCAATGAAAGCTGCTGCAAAGCAAGCAAAATCAAAAATGAAAAAAGGTGGTAAAGTTGCACCTAAAAAAATGAAAAAAGGTGGTGGACTATATGCTAATATAGCCGCTAAGAAAAAAAGAATAGCCGCAGGAAGTGGCGAAAAAATGAGAAAGCCCGGAGCTAAGGGTTCTCCAACAAAAGCAAATTTTAAAAGAGCAGCTCAAACTGCAAAGAAAAGATATGGTGGGGGTCTTAAAAGTGGCATCAAAAAAATCAAAAAAAAGTAAGGGTGCAACACCCAAAAATAAAGCCTTATATGCAAGAGTAAAAGCAGAAGCAAAACGTAAATTTAAAGTATACCCATCTGCATATGCAAACGCATGGTTAGTGCGTACGTATAAGAAAAGGGGTGGAACTTACGCATAATGGCTAAACCAAAAGGTGGACTAACAAAATGGTTCAAAGAAGATTGGCGAGATGTTAAAACTGGTAAGAAGTGTGGTAGATCTGGTAAAGAAAAAAAATCTAGACCGT